ATCATACCCGAAACCAATAGCAACACAGGAGATACTGACAACACCGCCGGCGAAGCAGAAAGCAAAGCGGACGAAGCGGCCGCCCTCGGCGGTAGGGCCGACGATTCATTAGCCGAAGCCGGCGCACACCCAACGGGGATATCTATAACCCGCGAACGGATTTGATTTGTGGAAGAATAATAAATTATGCCAACGAGATATAACAACACAAGAAAACTTATAAACGATAGCGAATATTACAGGTCTCTTATAAAATCGCGAGATGTAAAAAGAATAGAACAATACGCCACACCTGTATTAAACAATCCCACAGTTGCTCAACGAGCATCCTTAAGAAAAACAAAGCATATCTGGAAATATGGGGATCGTTTTTATAAGCTCGCGCATCAATATTATGGCGATGAGCGTTTTTGGTGGGTTATTGCGTGGTATAATGCAACACCCACAGAGGCACATCTCAACACAGGCGATGTAATCAGAATCCCCCTCAATATTGAAAATATCCTGAGTGTTTTAGGAGTATAGAAAGTGGGAAGAAAAGAAGACTACAGAGAGGCTATGGAAGCTAGCTATGGTGCCATCAAAGACGCAAACCCAGAAGCGGTTAGTCAGTGGGATAGTTTTGATGATTTTTTTGCTTCCGATCAGGGAAAAGAAGCCTTAAAAGATCCTATCGGAGATCCCAATTCTACAGAGTACAGTGACTTAACCGGAAAGGAGTTAAGTGATGCACTTATTGAGAAAAGTCAAGAGAACATGATGACAGCTATAGTACAGAGTGATCCTGCGTTCATCGAGGCGAAAGAAGCGTATGAAGCAGCAGCCGGCGAAATGCAGACGGCCGTCGCCGTTCGTGATGTCGCCACCGGCGAAAAAGGGAACGCCTTCCACCGGCTTACCCTGGGAGCCACCGAAGAGGAAGCCGACTTGTTGATCAGCAAACGGCGCACCGCATTCCAGGCAGCTCGCAACAAGAAGCGCGAGGTTGTTACCGAATTAAGGGCAAAACTTGAAGCTTCTCTGGCGGCCGTCACTATTGTGAATTTTTCAGAACAATGCTTTTTAATGGCTAATATATTTGAGTTTGTGAATTGGAAAGAATCAAATGATATGGGATTTGGAAAAACAATGCCCGATACTGATGGAACAAACAATGCTTCGCTGTTGGTGACAGGTTCTCCTTATAATTTTATGAACAAATTAACCCAGAATGCCAACTATAAGGCATTCTTTAATATGAGTGTGGCTGAAATATCTTCTCTACAACCAATGATTAGGTTGTATAAAATCTTACAAGATCAAAATGGAAACGAAATCGAACACGAAATAAAATTTGATTCTCATTATACCACCTCAGAGTCCCCCGGTAGTAGCGCAATCTCCCAAACGGTTGGGTTCGACAAAGACGGGAAGCCGACCACCGCCGGCGGCAGTGACCTGGAAGATTTTATGAAGAATAAAAATACTAGAGGTCACGGCGTGGGTATAAAAGAGTTTAACTTTTCTTATGAGGGACAAGACTTTTTTGCTCTTAAAAAGTCTATAAAAGCCAAGCTTGTAATTATGGCTAATGATTTTAGTGAATTATTGAGAGACCGCACCGTTACGATTAACGGCACCCCTGAAACGTATAAATACATTGATCTAGCTTTGAAAACAAGCAACACCCCCACAGCCGAATTTAAAGATAAATTAAATATAAAAAGTGAAGCGGTTTTTAACAATATGGCTCGATTAAACTTTCGTTTGAAAGCTGTGGTTGGTTGGGCGCGCCCACAGGCAAATGGAATAATATCTACAGAGTTGAGAGATGCGATATATGATTCTTACATAACTCTTCAATTGTCTCCTATAGTTCATGCATTTGATTTCGATGATCTCGGCCGCGTAACATTTACATTAGAGTATTTGGCTTATGTAGAAGATGTGTTTGATGAAGGTAGTTTTAATATCTTTACCGAAGAGAAGTCGGTACAGAATATAACTCGAAGAAATCTTGAAGCAACCGCGTTCAATAGGTTTTGCAACAAAGAGTCTAATGCAGCCCTAAAAGAAAATGCTACCGAAGAAATTACGCAAGATAAAAAAAGACTTTACAGTGATTTAGAGACCAAAGCAATTAAAGAAGAAATCATCTACGTCGCGCCTCTTAATTATGACGACATTGCGGTTTTTAATGATTTGGGTCCCTACTATAACTATGAATATAGTGCTCAGATTCAAACAGCAACAACCGCGGATATGGCGAGTGAGATAGTTGATGATGCACCACCGCGCAACCTCGCCGAAGCCAAGGCCCAGTACACCGCGCGCACCGCGGAAGCGAAAACCGCCGGCGCCGCATTAAAGAAGACGGAACTCGGCACTCCCGAACGTACTGCGGCAGCAGAGAAGGTAGAAACTTCCGTAGAAGATTGGCGCCGATCTCAACGCGCTTTACGAGACGCCGCCACACGAAAGCGTCTCGGCCGTGGAAAATAGGACACATTAAACAATGGCAGAAATAGAATCAAAATATATGGCCATCGGCCCAAATGGCACTTATCCTATTACTTTCTTTTATGTGAGCGATCTTGTAGATCTTATAATGAAAGAAATTGAGAACGCCTTTTCTGTAAAGGAACAAACAATACAATCAGCAGATAAACCAGAGTCCGTAGACGATGACAATTGGAAAGCTTTAAAAGATAACCAATTGGTTGACTTAAAAAGAAAGCGCGCTCAATATAAGAAATTGAGAGTGGTATTTGGGCCTATAGAAATCGTCAATCCTAAAAAACCGAGCGAGAGTAAATCAATAACAATCGGAGATTTGCCCATCTCTACAAAGTATTTTCGCGAATGGATGGCTAAGAAAATTGAACAAGAAAATGATAATGTTTTTAGTTTGGCAAGTTTTTTAAATCAATTTTTAATGGAATTTATTAACGATACATTGAACTCTGATGTTTGTTTTGGCGGACAATTAAGACAATCCACTCGATTATTTCAAGCCGCAGTTACTGCCTATAAACCCTTGAAAGATGTCGATGAACTTAGTAAAAAAATCCAAACACAGTCGGCCCAGACTTTTCGCTATGATATAGATCAACACCAAGTCGAACAAAAATCAATTTTAAACGTATCGGGAGACCCAGAAACTCCAGGCGGTCGCCCTGCAGATGGTCAAGAAAGAGAAGTACACTATTTAATATTCTATGCTGGCCGAGTCCAACCTAAAGAACAGCAAGGGGGCAACCGCGTCACCGACGAAGCCCGCGGCGTTTTTCATTATGGAATAGGACAAGATAAAGGCATTGTAAAAACAATCAACTTTCAACGTCAATCAGCGCCTTCGCTGAAAATGGTTCGTTTTGAACAAGAAGGATATGATGGGTTGCAACAATTACGTGAACAATACAATGTTTCAATAAAAACTTACGCCAACGTTAAAGCAATGCCGGGTTGTTATATTTATGTTGAACCCAATAGTTTCTCTCCCAGCAGCGAGATTGATTTAACGTCATTGGGTGTTGGCGGGTATCATATGATATCGAAATCAGAACATAGATTTGCCCCAGGAGTGGCGGAATCCACCCTTACGGCAGTATGGGTTCATGCGAAAGATCAGGAATTTGAGCAGCAACCTGCTGGAGATGTAGAGAAACCATCAGACCCCATAAAGAAAGGTAAGTGCGATATTACGGCAGCGCCAGCAACAGCGGGAGCAACCTAATGTCAATTTTATACGCCAAAAGCAACCAAGAAGGCGCCCGAGATCTTTTTGAAAAACGAACAATATACAAGATCGACGCGACAAGTGACACTTACTCTAATTTGGTGGATTTTAACTTTGGTGAAAAGTTTTTATATGGGAGAGTTAATCGTTTCTATGTCCCAATGGTCTTAGCTCCCGCTTTTATAGGTACAAAAACATTTAAAAGAACCGCCGATCCAAAAAAAGCGCTTTCTGCTTTAAGCTTTGTTGTAGATGCGTTTGAGCAAATGGCCCGCCAATTTGAAAAGTGTGCCGAATTAAGGAAAATTGATACAAATGATCGGTTTTTGACCAATTTAAAGGTTTATAAAGCTTATGAAGATCATAATGTCTTGTATGGCAATCATAAAAGTACATACCTCAGATCCCTAAAGACGATCTTTAAAAATCAACGCATTAAAGTTAAGAATTTTGATGAATTCATAAAAGAGTTAATGAACATTTTACAGGGAACAGCATATAGAAATGCGTTTACAAAGCCTGGGTTTATTAAAGGTAAAAGCTGCCCCATGACATGTTCTGGTTTAGCAATCGAGATAGCCGACCTAGATGCTGCAAATGATGAGGAAAAAATCAACCAATTTGTCAATAGTTTAAATTGGGATTTTTATTTACAAACTTGTGCCTCCTATGGGTTTATGGTAGATAAGACAGTGCCGTGGAGAATAGTGGCAGATATCGGTTCTGTCCCATATCGATCAGCAATGTTTGATTATGCTAAAAATTATGGTTTGAATTCAACAACGGAGATTATTCACTTCTCTTATAGAAATGCCTATGTGAAATATTATGAAAACTTTAAACTACAATTGCTTTTTCTTTATAATAACGTCAAGTTAAAAAGTTTTTTAGAACTACAAGACTGTGAGGGTTCTACGATCTCCAAAAAAATAATCCCCGCTTCGTACACAATGGAATCTTTATCTAAACAATATACAGAATCCGATTTTATGAAAATGTATTTTCAAATTAGATTCATGGAAGAGGAATCTCCATTTTCCGATGATCAAAAATTTATGATTGTGGACGACTGCATAGAAATCATGTTAAAGTCAGGGATATTGAAAGCTTTAAATGTTTTTGAAAGAATTTTAAATAAAACATTTGACTATAACGGCTCCCTGAGTTATATTAAGAAGAGGTTCGACATTATTAGAATGGAACAATTCGAAGACGCCGAGATAATTTAAAGAGGGGGCGATGTTTTTTCAAGCTATTGACGATAAGTCCGCGTGTATAGGAATATATACGGAGGGCAAATTATATTTTGAGAATTTCCCCGCTGCCCTTACGAAAACCTGGCGCTATAGTGGCTCCCTCAAAGATGAGGATGTGGAGTATGGGTGGATATATGCTTTAGGTAACAGTCTTAAAGATGTTTGTCCAGCGGATTATGAAGAAGAGTTGGCGATTACCGAAAAGAAACTCAGAGCCTATATTAAAACATTTAAGATTGCGAAAGTCAACTTAAATGATCATTGTATTTTTGATTTGGTTCCTCACGACTTTTTAAAGCGTTTCTGTGAAGTTAAAAACCGCATCACAGAATACGTTTTTGAAACAATGCCCAAGCCGCCACATTACCAGCATTTGTGTGATGTTGAAAAATTGCTATATAAGATACGATACAACAAGCTGAATGTCAATACCACAGCTTGTCGCCATTTGATGCTGTCTAGCCTGGATCGTAACAAAGCTCAAGAGCTAGCCAAGAACTTTAAGTATATTGATTATAACCTCTTTGGTACGGTCACAGGGCGTCTCACAACACGTCCTGGTTCCTTTCCTATACTCACGCTTAAGAAGGAGTTTAGGAAGCTCCTGAAGCCTAATAACGACCTTTTTGTGGCATTAGATTATAACGGCGCTGAAGTCCGCACGTTCTTGGAACTTGCTGGACAAGAACAGCCAAATCACGACATTCACGATTGGAACGTCAGGAATGTGTTTGCGAACACTTTAACTCGCGACGAAGCAAAAGTGGAGTTTTTTGGATGGTTGTATAATTCCCTAGAAGATCCTGATTTGGGCGAGATTTATAATAAAGCTAAAGTACTTGACGAGTGGTATGATGGCGAATATATTATTACACCATATCAACGCAAGATTGCGGTGGATGATTTTAGGGCACTTAATTATTTGATTCAGAGCACAACGGCAGACAGAGTGTTGTCGAAAGCCGTTATTATAGACAAAATGTTGGAAGATAGAAAATCTTTCGTTTCCCATATACTTCATGATGAGATTGTGATAGACTTTAGTGATGAGGACAGGGATATTATAATGGATGTTAAAGCTGCGTTTGAAGACGGGTATCTCGCTACCATGAAAGCTGGCAGAAACTATTTTGAGTTATTTGAGTTGGGTCTATGATTTCTATCGTAGGAGTAGGGAATGCCGCGGCAAGCATTGCACAGAAGTTTGTTCCTATTAAAAATTATAAAGTATATCAACTCAACGACAAAGTTGAGCGACATACGAAATATAAACGTAAGATTAAGTCTTTTGAGCGCCCCGAAGAATATGAAAACAATATACCTGATTTAAAAAAATTCTTTTCAGAGATTACTGACAGAGTTCAAGTTTTTATAGTTGGCTCTTCAATGAGTTCAAATTATTCTCTTGGAATTTTAGAACAACTTAAAAATAAGCAAATTGAAGTTTTCTATATTAAACCTGATTCAGAGCTTTTGACCGGAATTCCGAAATTGGTGGATAAAGTAGTTTTTAGTGTGTTGCAAGAATATGCGAGATCTGGATTGTTGAAGTCCCTTACGGTCATCAGCAACGAATTGCTCGAAAATCACCTTGGAAGCGTCCCAATTAAGAAATATTATGACACTCTCAATGACTCTATTTTTTCTACAATTCACTATTTAAACTTTTTTGAACATAACGAGCCCGAGATTGGGATGGTATCCAAACCACTCGATATTTGCCGTATTAGAACCATCGGTTTGCTCAATATGAAAACTTTAGAAGAAAAGTGGCTTTTTGAGCTTGACATGGATCGAGACATATGTTATTATATGTGTATAAACAAGGAAAAGCTAGAGACCGATGGAGGGCTTCACAAAAGATTGGTCGATTTGCTCAAACAAAAACCAAGGAATGCTTTCCGTAAGATCTCGTATGCAATTTACGAGACTGAATATGAAGATTTTGGGTTCTGCGTTGCCCTTACTAACGTAGTACAACAATACGCTTGACAAGCTACGTCAAGTGTGCCACAATAAGATATCAAGGAACGCTTGATATTCTATAAGTCAACAAGGAGACAACAAAAATGGCAATTGATATGGAACTGATGCGACGAAAGCTTGCATCCCTTCGTGGAGAAGGAAACGGAGATAATACTCCATCTGTCTGGTTTAAGCCAGACGAGGGCGATACGGACATTCGTATCGTTCCAACAAACGACGGGGACCCCCTCAAGGAGATGTCTTTCCACTATAATGTGGGCGAGCATCGCGGCGGTGTTCTTTGCCCGAAACGCAATTACGGCGAAGCGTGTCCTATCTGCGAGTTTGCTTCCGCTTTATGGCGCGAAGGAACCTCCAACAACGACGAAGACAGCAAGAATCTTGCTAAGTCTCTCTTCGTTCGCCAACGTTATTTCTCGCCCGTGGTAGTTCGCGGTCGTGAAGACGAAGGCGTTAAGGTTTATGGATATGGAAAGAAAGCTTACGAGCTTCTTTTGGGTTATATCCTTGATCCCGAATATGGTGATATCACTGATGCTCACGAAGGCACTGATATCGCCCTAACTTACACCAAGCCCAACAAGCCTGGTGCATTTCCACAAACGAGTCTAAAGATGCGTCGACACACATCCCCACTGCTCGAAGATGCGGAATCTATACCTGCCCTCCTAGACCGCATCCCTGAGTTCGAATCTCTATTCGAACGCTTGACGCCCGAGCAAGTCGGCGCTATTCTAGATGAGCAGCTTTCTGGCGATGGTTCTGCCGAAAGTCGTTCGTCTGAGACAGTGCAGTACTCCGCAAAATCGACCAATGATGTTGATAAGGCGTTTGACGAACTGATGTCCTAGAATAATTAGGCTTGTGGAATACCGATGGCAGACCGGGAACAAATAGTCTGCCACATTTTTTATATAGGAGAGCAGAATGGCGCGAAAAGCCAAAACTAAACCTGGAAAGGTTTCGATGCAAGACTTAATGAGTCTTGTAAATAAGAAAGCCGGCGTTACTGTCGCACATGACCTTACAGGCGAAAACCCGACAGAGGTCAAAGAATGGATTCCCACTGGCTCTCGCTGGTTGGACAGCATCATTAGCAAAGGAAGAGTTTCGGGGATTCCTGTAGGTAAAGTTACAGAAATCGCAGGACTTGAATCAACCGGAAAGTCTTATATGGCCGTCCAAATCGCCGCAAACGCACAAAAGATGGGAATGATGGTAGTTTACTTTGATTCAGAGTCGGCTATCGATCCTTCCTTCATAGAGCGCGCAGGATGCGATCTGGAGCGTCTTATGTATGTCCAGGCATCCTCGGTCGAGTTTGTGTTAGAAACGATTGAGGAGCTTCTGGGGGCCACTGACGAGCAAATGCTGTTTATCTGGGATTCCTTGGCATTCACTCCATCGGTGTCTGATGTAGAGGGTGATTTCAATCCTCAATCATCGATGGCGATGAAGGCAAGGATCCTCGCTAAGGGAATGTCCAAGCTGGTTATTCCTATTGCTGATAAGCGTGCAACCTTCTTGGTTCTTAATCAGTTAAAGACCAATATCCCCCACGGGCCAAACGCACGTATTATCGCGATGACTACGCCTTATATCAC